GCGGACGATCCGGACTATAGAATTTCTGTCCGCATCCCCAACCAGGGGTTTATCGGTTGCGAAACCATGTCGCAGTCGGTAGCCGGCAAGATCGAACCCGACCTTGAGGCTCTGATTCCCGCTCACTGCGCGCCGGACTGGAAACGGGATACGACCGGCGCTCTCAAGCAAGTCACTTTGCGCTACGACTACGCCGGCAAGAAGTGCGGATCGACGATCAATGTCCGGTCCTATAGCCAGCTCGCCGACACCTTCCGGGGCCTGGATTACGACTGGTACCACTGGGACGAGCCGCCGCCGGAAGAGCTTCTCATTGCAGCCGAGCGCGGTAAGGTAGTGACCAACGCGCCCTCCTGGTTCACGATGACGCCCTTGAAAGAGGCGTACATCTTCGATCGTTTTTCCGTAAAGGCGTTCAACGCCGGGGGAGACGATCCGGAGATCGCGGTGTTCCGCGGGTCGATGTGGGAGAACTGTCAGGATTACTGCAAGCGATGCGATTGCTACATCCCGGAAAACGATCCCGCCAACATGGACGATCCGCACGACGATCGCCCGGTGAATCTCTGCCCGATGTGCCGGCAGGTGATGGGGTTTGTTTCGCGCGCCGGCATCTTTGAGTACGTCAAGCTGTTTACCGATCCGGACGAGATGGCCGCGCACATCGAAGGCAAGTGGGCGCATCTGTCGGGGCTGGTGTACAAGGACTTGAATGCGGAGTCGCACCAGTATCCGGACTTCGAGATTCCCCGCGACTGGATGCGCATCGAGGTTCTGGACCCGCACGACGCGCGCCCCTGCCGCTGGCTCTTCGGCGCTGTGAGCCCGGAAGAGGTTGTCATCAATGGCGAGCCCGCTAACCGGATTTACTGGTACGCGTACCTGATGCCGGATGGCAATATCGACGCGATCGTGCGCCAGGTCAGGATGAAGCGCGCGGAGCACAATTACGTCGAGCCGGCGTACCTGATTCTGGACGCCAAGTTCGGGACTAAAAGCGTGCGCACTGCGGGCGAGGAAACCAACTGGGAAGAGCAGCTGCTGCGCGCCGGAATCAAGAAGATCCGTCTCAGCCACTCCAATCCCGGCGACATTGCTCTGGGCCACAAGCGCGTCAAGGAGTACCTGAAGCCGCACTACTCGCGCATGAAGGACCGCAGCTTCCCGGCCATGATGTTCGCCGGCAATGGCTCTAAGGGCCAGCGCGGTCCCTGGCAGGACATGTCGAACTACCAGTGGAAGCCGGGCACGGACCGGCCGGAAGAGGCGTACAAGGACTTCTGCGACTGCGTGCGCTATGCAGCTCTGGAGCAGCCCGTGTATAAGCCGCCGGGCGAGGACGAGAGTATGAACCTGCTGGCGATGCTGCGATCGAAGGAAGAGAACTATAACCCACTGAGTTATGGATTGCGCAATGCTTGAATATAACGTCGAAACCCTCACGCCCGACCTGATCCGCGAGATGCTGCCGTTTCAGGAGCAGTATCACACGGAGGTGGCCGCGCCGTTTCACTCGTTTCCGCCTGACGTCGATTGGCCCACGTACCTGATCGCGCAGCAGGCGGGAAAATTGAAGGTGATCTGCGGACGGATCGATGGCAAGCTGAAGGCCGGAACCTTCGTCGTCATCACGCCCCATCCGCACTACGCCTGCATCTCCGCGTCCCTGCCGCTGCTCTTCGTCGATCCGGAGTATCGCCGCGGAAGGGAGGGCGTGCGCCTCGTAAGGATGGCGATTGAAGAGAGTAAGAAATCCGGCGCACAGCTGATGATGTCGCACGGCGGGGTGCATAATGATGTGTACAAGCTCTTCGAGTACCTCGGTTTCTCCGACTATGGACGATACTTCGTCATGCAGATAGGCGACACGAATCCTGTATTCAAGGACAAGGCATGGGAATCACCGCACTGATCACAGGCCTGGCTATCTCGACCGCCGCCACGGTCGGCACAAGCATCTATGAGGCGGTATCGAAACCCTCCCCGCCCCAGGCGCCCAGCCAGGCTCAGACCGCCCAGCAACAGGCCCAGGCTTCGCAGGCCGCCGCGCTGGCGCAGGCTCAGGCTTTGACGCAGCGGCGCGGCATGGCCAGCACAATTTTAACGTCTCCGTTGGGCGCCGGAACGGCCACCACATCGCGCGCCACGCTGGGCGCATAGATGACTTATCCCACGGTTCCGCTCCCCTACCAGGACACGGGCGGCTACGCCCCATCGAAGCTCGGCAGGCAGTCCGACGAGGAGACGGCCAAGAACGCGCAGAAGTATTTGCAGGTTCTTGCGGACCAAAGGCTGCCGTGGGAGCCGCAAATAGACAACCTGATCATGTATGTAAACCATGGCAGGCGATCGATACAAGACAAGGATTTGTGGCCCGGGCAACCCACCGGCATGGAGATATTTGCCGACTCCGCGATGCTGGCCAAAAATCAGCTTGTCGATGGATTGTGCGGATATACCTGCTCGCGCAACCAGCCGTGGTTCGCGCTCACCAATCCCGGCAAGCTGAACTTCCCGCGCTCAAGCGGCATGCGCGCCTGGTCCGGCAAGAGGCTCGATCAGTATCCGCAGGTCCAGCGCTGGCTTCAGGACTGCCAGGAAGAGATGTACGCGGCCTTCAACTCCTCGAACTTCTACGACGTGAACACGGAGTTTGTGGGCGATGGCGCGGTGTGCGGAACCGCCTACATGCTGGGCGAGGAAGAGGTCGTATCGGGTCGCATCGTCTTCACCGTTCCCCATTTCCGTGAGTGCTTCATCTCGACCGACTCCTTCGGCAAGGTAGATACGAATTATCGCGTATACAATCTGACCCTGCGCCAGTTCAAGCAGCAGTTCGGCATGGAGAAGATGAAGCAGGCCGACGACAACTTCGAGAAGGACTACGAGTCGAACATGTACGCAGAGCGCGAGGTTCTGCATGCGATCTATCCGCGCGCCGATTACAGGCCCGGCCGCATCGACGCCAAGGGCAAGCGCTGGGCGTCGGTCTGGGTCTACCGCAAGGGCGGCAAGATTCTCGACAGTTCGAGTTCGGGCACGTCGGTTGAGTATGCGAATGCGAGCAGCAACACGACTCTGCTCAGCGAAGGCGGCTACGATTCCAACCCCATGATCTCCTGGCGCTGGCGCGTCAACTCCGATGAAACCTACGGTCGAGGGCCGGCGCACGACGCCTGGGTATCGATCGCGCTCGATAATCAGATGGGACGTACCAATCTGATTACTGCCCAGAAAGCAGCCGAGCCGCCCCTCTATGCGCCCGCGGACATGAAGGGCAAAATCCAGCGCGGGCCGAACGCCATCACCTTCGATGAAAATGTGCGTGGCGATATGCGGCTGCGCATGCCGCAACCCCTGACGACCGGCGTGCAGAATCTTCCCTTCAACGTCGAATACCAGGATCGCGTCAAGCAGATCATCAACCAGTATTTCCACACCGACGTATTCATGCTCCTGACCCAGCTCATGCAGGAGCACGGCGCGGGCCGCCCGGTCACGGCGCAGATTTCCGAGCTCCAGACCGAGAAGGCCGCTGTCTTGGGAACGCGCGTCGGCAACCTGCAATCGGAAGCCTTCAATCCGCTCATTGCGCGCGTCTTCGATATCGAGTCGCGCGCGGGCAGGATTCCCGAGCCGCCGCAGATTCTTTTTCAATCGCGTCATCGCGGCGTCATGGTCGAATATCTGGGATTGCTGGCCCAGGCGCAGACCCGACTGACCAAGGTGCGCTCCATTCAATCCGGCGTCGCGCTGGTCCAGACGATCACACAGTTCGATCCTCTGGCTATGCATGCGATCGATACGGACGAGATGGTGCGCGAGGCGTGGGACGCGGTTGGCGCGCCGGCATCCTGCCTGCGCGATCCCCGCGCCATCGAGCAGATCAGGGCCGAAGCCAACAAGCAGATGCAGCAGGAGCGCAACCTGGACGCCGCGGTCAAGATGGGCAAAGCGGCGTCTCTGGCCGGCAAGGGCGCCGAGCCCGACTCGCCCATGCGCACGCTGCTCGGCGCGGGAAAGGATGAGCAGTGAACCAGGCCGAAAAAGAGCTCGCGCAGTTTTACAAGAACGTGTTTGGAACGCAAGAGGGGCGCATCGTTCTCGGTCACATTCTTTTGCATTGGTGCCATTTCACATTGCCTTTGGAGACCGAGCAGGAGCGCATCGAGTACAACATTGGCCTTTCCATTGCGCAAATGTCTGGTATTATGAGCGACATCGAAGCTTTATCGGGGATCAAGGGGGTTTCAAATGCCAGCCAGCGCGCCTGATTTCGACAACGTGCGATGGGGAGGACCAGACGGTCTCCGCGTCCCTCAGGAAGTTGGCAAGGCGACTTTGCTGGTCGGCAAGGAAGTCGATCTGGTCTTGACCAACATGACCAGCCCGATTCTGCTCACCACCCAGCAGCTCGGCAATTACTTCACCCTGGCCAGCGCATCGGGCGCTTTCACGATTTCGTTCCCTTATGGTTCGGGGAGCAAGCTTTTTCTTGTCGCCAACCATTCGGGACAAACGATCACATTCAACATCGCCGCTGGTCCGGGCGGTAATCCCGCCGCAAGCACCGGAGTTGCGGTATCGACAGCTTTCAGGCAGTTGCTATGCATCGATCACGCGCTGGGCGACGTTCGTCCGGCGGCCGCGGCGATCGCATACTAGGAGCAGTGAATGACAGAAGTCGTCAATCAACCTTCGGGAAGTGAGACGCAACCGGGCAACCAGCATGACCAGGCGCCAGGATGGCTCGCGGGTCTGCCGGCTGATCTCCGCGACAATGAGGCGTTCAAGCCGTACAAGACGGTGGGCGAGTTTGCCAAGGCCCATCTCGAGACGGCGACCAAGGCCAAAGAGTACGAGGGGAAGCTGGGCAACTCGATTCCCAAACTGGGCGCTAACGCCACGCAGGAAGAGCGCGAGAAGTTTTTCAACTCGCTCGGAAGACCGGAGAGTCCGGATGGCTACCAACTGGAGGGTGGCGACAAGGAGAAGGAGAAACTTCTCGATCCTTGGAAGAAGGACTTTCACGATCTCGGGTTTACATCCGATCAAGCCAAGGGGCTCAAGGCGCGATTCGATGCCCGGATC